GGCGGCTCTGTAAAAAACAAAGAAGTCCTACCCAAAAGAAAACCAGAAGAAGAACTTAAGAAAAGAAAAAAGAAAAGATTTGAAAAACTTAAAGAGTATTTAGAAAACCCGGAAGAGGTAGAAGAAATGTTAGAGCTACAAGAGGGCGGTCGGATTGGTTTTGCTAATGGTGATCGAGTAAGTTTTGATGAGATTTTAAAATTTATGAGAGAAAACCCTAATATGTCTTACAAAGACGTTGCAGAAAATTTTAAAGGCAAAGTAGGGAGAAGTGGGGCATCTATAAAAGCAAGAAACATAGCCACTAGAATAAAAGAACTTGGCTTATCTGGACAATTTGGAGAAAGAACAAAACCTAGGACCGTAAAAGAACTTACAGAAGAAGCTGTTAAAACAAGCCGTGGTCAAGGCATTTTAGAAGAATTTAAAAAAACGGGTGATCTATTTAAATTTAGAAAAAGAATGCAACCTATATATGATTTAAAAGATCCTGAGTACCGTAAAATATTGTTGGAACGACAGCGTGAATACAGAAAAACAGATAAGGGAAAAGCTGCGATGCAAAGATCTGTCGAAAAAAGAAAAGAAAAAATATTTTTAGAGTCTTCTAAAAAAGGTGTTTTTTATATTGGAGACAGTCCAAAGGATAGAGTGTTTAGATCTTTGTATAGATCCTCCCAACAACCTGGCTCTAGATGGCAACTTAAGTCAAAAGTCCCTGAAAGATGGACAAGAAAAAATTCACCTAAAGCTAAATTTTTTGATACTAAAACTAAAAAGACAATAACATTTAATAATCTTCAAAAGTATTTAGATGAAACAATAGGAAAAGGGACTTATAAAAAGGCCTTAAAACCTTACGAAGCTAAGGAAGCATTAGAAAAATTTTTAGTTAAATACAGAGGAGACGAAGTTGCTTTAGGTAAACTTTTAAAAGAAAAACGTTTTACTCCTGAAGAGTTTAAAAGATATAGAGCTGGACTAACTTCATTTAATGTTAATCACCCTGAAAAAGTGAAAAATAATTGGTGGACAGGTGAAGTAACTTATAGAGACAGCAATTTAAATTTACAAAAATTAGAAAAAAGGTTTGAATCTGATTTAAAATTAGCTGATGGAGATAAAGCTAAACGAAAAGTTATAGTGGATAAATTTTCAAAAGATATTAAAAAATTAGGTCCAATTACCACTGTTACTGAAGCAGGTAAATTTGGAACTAAACCCACCACCGCTAATGTTATGGAAGCGATGATTAAAGATTTTAAACAAAGAGGAATAAAAGATAAAGCTCTTACAAGAGCGATGAGAAAGGTAGGAGTAGAAAATGTTACACAACTAAACTTCAAGATTCCAATAATATCTACCATGTACGATGTGGCAAAATCTATTCCAGGCGATGTAGATAAAGCAAAATACCTATCAGCTGGTTTTAAAACTTTAGGTTTAGCTGTTGCCCCTTATGTTGCTTACAAAACTTTTCAAGATGTTGCAGCGGGTAAAAATTTAGTTGAAGCACTAGAAAGAAATTTAATTGGTACAGATATTATAGGTGGCACAAAAGATATTTTAGCCATGACTCCAGAAGAAAGAGAAGCTAGAGCAAAAGTTAAACAAGAGCAAATAGCAGAATTAAATATAGACATGCCTACAGGTTTTGGTTTTATAGAAGCACCACCTGTACAAACAGATATGGCTTTAGAAGAAGCAAAACAAAAACTTGATGCTGCTAAACAAAGAGTTGCACAAGAAAGAGCTGAAGATGAAGCTGGTGTTGCAGCTATGAGAAAACAAGCTTTTGATAATTTAAAAGATACTGTCACTGGTAAAAGATTCACAGACAGACCAACAGCTATGAATTTAGCTGGTGGTGGACTATTAAAGCAAGCAGGTAAACGATCTGGGCCACCCCCTGAAAAGGGACCAGGAGGCTTGGCTTCGTTAGAAGACTATGCTAGAACAATGATGGAGTAATAAATGGCAGATATAGAAAAAGGACTCCCGACTGAAGTACGTACTGAGATTAAAGTCCCAGGCGAGGATATTGAAGTCAAAGAGGAGATTCAAGAAAAAGGACCAATAGAAGTTACACCCGAAGAAGACGGCGGTGCAACGATTGATTTTGAACCAGGTTCAATAAATATACCTGGCACAGAATCTCATTTTGACAATTTAGCAGATCTTTTACCTGATGATGTTTTAGGACCACTCGGTAGTGAACTAAAAGCAGATTACATGGACTACAAGATGTCCAGAAAAGATTGGGAGAAAAGTTATACAGATGGTCTTGACTTATTAGGTTTCAAATATGAAAATAGAACGGAACCGTTTCAAGGAGCTTCTGGTGCAACGCACCCTGTGTTGGCAGAAGCTGTTACACAGTTTCAAGCCACAGCATACAAAGAGTTATTACCAAGTGACGGTCCAGTAAGAACACAAGTTTTAGGAGATGCAACTCCACCAAAACAACAACAAGCTCAACGTGTAAAAGATTTCATGAACTATCAAATTATGGATCAGATGAAAGAGTATGAGCCAGAGTTTGATTCTATGTTGTTTCACTTACCTCTTGCAGGTTCTACATTTAAAAAAGTTTACTACGATGATTTACTAGGTAGAGCAGTTTCTAAATTTATTCCTGCTGATGATCTAATCGTGCCTTACACAGCAAACAGTTTAGAAGAAGCAGAGTCTATTATTCACGTTATAAAAATATCTGAAAACGATTTAAGAAAACAACAAGTTGGTGGTTTCTATTCTGATATAGATTTACCAAAGCCAGCTATTACAGTTAACGACGAAGTTTCTAAAAAAGAAAAAGAATTAGAAGGCACTAAAAAATCTGGAAAACAACAAACGATGTATACTCTTTTAGAGTGTCACGTGGATCTAGATTTAGAAGGCTTCGAAGATATTGGTGCGGACGGGGAACCGACTGGCATCAAGCTACCTTACATCGTAACAGTCGAGGAAGGTAGTCAAACAGTTCTTTCGATAAGAAGGAACTACGCGCCCAATGACCCAAGAAAACAAAGAGTCCAATACTTTGTCCACTTCAAATTTCTGCCAGGACTAGGATTCTATGGTTTCGGGTTAATACATATGATTGGCGGATTGAGTAGAACTGCAACAGTTGCTCTCCGCCAATTATTAGATGCAGGAACATTATCTAATCTACCTGCAGGATTTAAACAAAGAGGTGTAAGAGTTAGAGACGAAGCATCACCAATACAACCAGGTGAGTTTAAAGATGTGGATGCACCGGGTGGTAATTTAAAAGAAGCTTTCTATGCTTTACCATACAAAGAACCATCAGCAACTTTATTACAACTTATGGGTATTGTTGTACAAGCAGGTCAAAGATTTGCTGCAATATCAGAATTACAAATTGGTGAAGGATCTCAAAACGCAGCTGTAGGAACTACGATGGCTCTTCTTGAAAGAGGATCTAAAGTTATGTCAGCGATACACAAAAGATTATACAACTCGATGAGAGATGAGTTTAAATTATTATCTAAAATTATTGCAACATACTTACCACCAAGTTATCCATATGATGTTGTAGGTGGTGCAAGATTAATTAAACAAGTAGACTTTGATGACAGAGTAGATATTTTACCTGTTGCAGATCCAAACATTTTTTCTATGTCACAAAGAGTGACACTAGCACAAACACAATTACAGCTAGCTACATCAAATCCACAAGTGCATAACTTGTATAATGCATACAGAAATATGTACGAAGCGATTGGTACAAAAGATATAGATAAAATTTTACCGCCACCAATGCCAGTTGCACCGATGGACCCAAGTAGAGAGCACATTATGGCTTTAGCATTAAAACCATTCCAAGCTTTCCCTGGTCAAGATCATAGAGCACACATCACAGCACACTTAAATTTTATGTCCACTAATATTGTTAGAAATAATCCTGCTGTTATGGCTTCAATACAAAAAAATATTTTAGAACACATAAGTTTGATGGCACAAGAACAAGTAGAATTAGAGTTTAGAGAACAACTTTTACAAATTCCAATGCTGCAACAACAAGCACCTATCAATCCACAAGTGGCACAACAGCTTCAACTGATAACACAACAAGTAGAAGCTAGAAAAGCTGTGCTAATTGCAGAGATGACTAACGAATTTATGATGGAAGAAAAGAAAATTACATCACAATTTGACTCTGATCCACTTCTAAAACTAAAAGCAAGAGAAGTTGATTTACGTGCGATGGAAAATGAACGTAAAAAAGACTCTGACAAGGCTCAACAAGACATTGCAAGAGCAAGATTAATGCAACAAGGTGATATTGCAGAGGAAAAATTAGATCAAAACGAAAAATTAGCGAAGTTAAGAGCTGGAGTTAGCCTTGCAAAGGCTGATAAACCAGGTATAACAGCTATTGAGGTAGAAGAATAATGCCACTAAACGAAAAAGGCCGTAAAATTATGAAATCCATGAAGGAACAATACGGTAAAAAGCGTGGCGAAACAGTTTTTTACGCTTCTTTAAACAAAGGTGTTATAAAAGGCGTAGAAAAAAAGAAAAAAAGGAGCAAAAATGCAAAAACTTGATAAAATTAAAGTTGGTACAGTTCCAGAACAACAAGTTGAAGTAGATCCTAGATCTAAAACGACTGCTGACCAAGCTTTTAACTATATCGGCACAGGAAAACCTGAACTTCCGGTTCAAGGACAAGGTAAAGTGCGTGCTGATAAGAGAAGAAACTCAAAGGCGTACTAATGGCTTGGTTCAGTTTGGCAAAGATAGCCATGCAAGCTGGCGCAAAAATATATTCTAATCGTCAAAAAACAAAAATGGCGATGTCGGATGCACAATTAATGCATGCAGAGCGTATGGCTCGTGGAGAAGAGGCTTACCAAGGCAAACTTCTTGAAGCTAGACAATCTGACTGGAAAGACGAATTTGTATTGATAATTTTGTCGGCTCCGATTATAGTGTTGGCCTGGGCAGTTCTAAGTGACGACCCAGCAGCGATGGAAAAGGTAAAACTTTTCTTTGAGTACTTCTCGACGCTTCCATCTTGGTTTACAAACCTTTGGATTCTCGTCGTGGCGAGTATTTTTGGTATAAAAGGTACACAAATATTTAGAAATGGAGGCAAAAAATAATGGTAAATAGATTGTACAACAAACAAGTTTCACCTAAAGGATACATGAAAGGTGGAAGAATAAAAAAAATGGGTGGCGGTTCTGCGAACGGTAAACCCATAAGTAAAAGCAAGAACGCGGGTTTAGCTAAAATGGCTCAATCACCAAAAGGAAAAGAAGCAGTTAAAAAAATGGGTTTTAATCCAAACAGAATGATTGCTAGAAAAGGCGGAAGAGCATAATGGTATTAGGAGTAGGAAAAGCGTTAAAAGGATTTGGTAAAGCTCTATCTAAGAAAAAAACAAAAACTGAGCCAGCAACTAAAGAATTTTTTGACACAGTTCCACCTCATAAAGACCCACGTATGACTGGTCCTAAATATAAAAAATATTTAGAAGGTCTAAGAAAATCAACGGAGAAAAAATAATGACAAAACTTTGTCCTAGAGGAAAAGCAGCGGCGAAAAGAAAATTTCGTGTGTATCCCTCAGCATATGCTAACGCATACGCTAGCAAAATATGTGCGGGTAAAATAAAAGATCCGTCTGGTGTAAAAAGAAAAGACTTCAGAGGACCTAAACCAGCTAAAGCTATGGGTGGTAGAATTGGTTACAACTCGGGCTCAGGTAGAAAAGGTGTTAAACCAGGTAAAAAACCAAACGAAATAAAAATGACTCCAGAGCAAAAAGAAAAAAGATTTGACACGCCGTTTAGACCAAAAGGAGAAACTAAAATGGCGCCAAAACCACAAGAAATTTCTAGAGCTAAGGATAAAACAAGACCTAGAAGAGCAGGTGGTGGTTTGATGGCTGCAACTGAAAGGTTAAGAAGACAAGGATATGGAAAAGGTGGTGGTGTCTGTATCAGAGGAATGAATAGAGACGCCGTCGGAAAAAATTCGTAGTGCAATGGCTGGATTAAAAACATGGTTCGATCAAAAA